CAACGATCCTGATGTAGAGTTTAATGATAAATACTTTATTATATCAGAAGGCAAAAGACGTACCAAGTATGTTTTTGCCGATCTGTCGATGATTCACACTCCACCAGAAAAGGAAATTAATATTCCTACGGCTGATGTTGTTGTGGATGTAACGGCAGATACACTGTCTTCAGTATTGAAGGCTGCAGGGGTATTACAATTTTCAGAGATCGCGTTTGTAGGCGAAGGCGGCAAATGCTATCTGAAAGCAATCGACAGTGCCAATAGCAACGCAGATGACTTTGGCGTTGAAATTGGGGAAACTGTCGATGAGTTCAGGATTATCATTAAAACTGATAACTTGAAACTGATGCCAATAGATTATGAGGTTACGCTTTGTTCAAAAGGTATCTCACAATTTAAAGGCGAAGGCGTCACGTATTACGTGGCAATTGATTCAAAGTCGACTTATAACAAAAGGTAATGAATATGAATGATGCAATGCAACAAGGCCAACAGGGCCAACAGCAAGAACAAGAAGCTGTAATTACTCTTGGAGATATCTCAACGCTACTACAGGTCATTGACGTGGTCAGTACTCGCGGTGGATTCCAAGGGCAAGAACTAGCTGGTATCGGTATGCTAAGAAATAAACTCGAAGCATTCCTAAGACAGAAAGGTCCTAAGCAAGACGAAAGTGTTGGTGATGGTTCCGTAGATGTTGATACTAGTGGTGATGGCGAAATGGCTAGCAAGCTCGTAGGTTAAACTACAGCTCATTTCTCGAGAAGTGGGGAAACTGTAAAAGGGGACCCCGCGTTTTTGACTCGAATTTTTTTTATATTATGTTTATGGTGAATTATGATTGATGCAAAATCAAACGAAGTCTTATGGGTTGAGAAGTACCGTCCGCAAATCGTTGATGATACTATTCTACCAAGCAAGACAAAAGAATCCTTTCGCAAGTTCGTATCAGACGGAAGTGTTCCAAATCTATTATTAACCGGTGGTCCAGGTGTAGGTAAAACTACAATTGCGAAAGCTATGTTAGAAGAACTAGGTTGCGATTATATCGTAAAGAATGGTTCTCTTAATGTTAATATAGATACCCTCCGATACGACATCTCTACTTTCGCTTCCGCTGTTTCTCTCACAGGAACAGGTCGTAAGTATGTTATCTTTGACGAAGCAGATTATTTGAACGCAGCAAACGTTCAGCCCGCTCTTCGTAACTTTATTGAAGAATACAGTTCAAACTGTGGCTTTATCTTTACTTGTAATTTCAAGAATCGTATTATCAGTCCATTACGTTCAAGGTTGTCTGAAATAGACTTCTCTATTGATACTGCTGACCGTCCACAGATGGCAATGGAATTCTTTAAACGCGTTAAGGCAATACTTGACCAAGAAGAAGTTCAATACGATCCTAAGGTTGTTGCTAAAGTAATTGAGAAACACTTTCCAGATTTCCGTAGAGTATTAACTGAATTACAATCGTATGCTGCATCTGGTAAAATTGATGAAGGTATCTTTGTTAATCTTGCTCAAGAATCTATTGATGATCTATTTCGTTGTCTCAAAGCAAAGCAATTTACCGATATGCGTAAATGGGTTGCCAAGAACTCCGACCAAGATATGAATGAAATGTTTCGACGTATCTATGATATGATGGGTGGCAAAGTTACATTACAATCACAAGCAGGATTTATAGTTACATTAGCTGATTATATGTACAAGTCCGGTTTGGTTGCTGACCAAGAAATTAATATGGTTGCATTCCTTACAGAAGTAATGATTGAATGTGAGTATTCGTAATGATTGGCCGACTTGTTTGTTTCAGCTGTAAAGCTAAAACTTCAAAGAAGAAAGCTTATACGGTTGAAATGGTTACAGCAGATGGTAAACATACAGTAACTCTCTGTGAACCTTGTGGTAAAGACTTTGATATAATAGCAAAAGAATTAATAGAGGTACTCGATGAAAGACCTAACACCATTTGATTTTATGAACGCTGCGTCCTTTTCTAAGGAAGATATTATTCGCAATAGCGATATACCTGAACACACTGAAAAGATGTATAGCGCCTATGTGGTGAACCGTGGCTTCACTAATTTTGAGGATACGATCTTACACGCAAATGAAATGAATATGCGACATGGTTTATTTGACGGTGCTCAGTTTGATTACTATAAAGCTGTACTTCGTAAACGCAAAAGATTCTCAAAATGGCCAAAGGCTGATAAAGATATAAACCTAGATGCAATACAAGAAGTGTATCAATGTAACCGTACAGTCGCGAAACAATATCTTAAAGTATTAAACAAAGAACAACTTGAAACTATCCATGATAAAATTAATGAAGGTGGCTAAAATAGGATTATTATAAATAATCTTATATGGTGTAAACCATTGCCACTAACTATAATAATTAACAGGTGAATATTAATCATGGACACAGATATTTTCAAGGGAGTAGGTGTCGAAGTTGAATTACCCACGCAGGATTCTTTCCTCAAAGTAAAAGAGACTCTGACTCGTATAGGCATTTCAAGCCGCAAAGAAAAGAAGTTATACCAATCATGTCATATCCTACACAAACAAGGTAGGTATGCTATTCTGCACTTTAAAGAATTGTTTATTTTGGATGGGAAACACAACACGTTATCAGAAGAAGATATCTCTCGTCGTAATACGATTGTTAACTTATTAGAAGAATGGGAACTTGTTAAAATAGTGGATCCTTCAAAGTCAGCAGATCCAGTTGCTTCTCTAAATCAAATTAAAATCATTTCATTTAAAGAAAAGAATGATTGGGAACTAACAGTAAAATACAATATTGGAAAAAAATAGTTGACATTTTTCTAAAACTGTTGTATAATTAAATTATCTCAAGGAAGATGTTCGGCGTATCAAGTGGTACGCTTTACCATCAGTGGGTAGGAAACCACCCCCGGAAGTACTTTAATAAAAGGATAAGACCATGAAGTATATAATTTTCATGTTCACTTTTCTTGTAATAGGTTGTAGTTCCTCGTCAAGTGTATTAGACGGAACAACTGGCATTATCTCTGGTGTAATCAAAGACGTATCTGATATAACGACATATACTCTTGATACAGCAAGTAGTGCAGTCAAAGCAGCAACCAATACAGAAGAGACGGAGTAACTTTTTAGACAAGGATGTCTTCCTTCGTTATAAATAGATTTGTAGGATGCCGATAGGGTCTTACAACTAACCGATGGGTATTACCATCAGATAACAATTAATCTTGCTTAATAGGAGAATAACATGACTGGATTAAATATAAACCAACTACACCCGTTTGCACTCGGATTCGATAGAGTTTTCGACAGACTGGAGCAGTTCCCTCAACATCAATCTCAAGGCTTCCCGCCTTATAATATCAGAACCGATAAAGGTGAAAAGTTCTTTATTGATCTTGCTTTAGCAGGTCTTGATATCGATGATGTAGAAATAGAAGTAAAAGAAGATAATTTAACTGTTCGTTCCACCTGGGATGAAGCAGGAGATTACTTCAACGGCGGCGGTGAATACGTTCATCGTGGAATTTCCTTTAAAAAGTTTACAAGAAGTTTTATTCTTGGAGACGACATCGAGGTAATTGACGCTAACTTCAAAAACGGACTTTTAACAGTTGCACTGGAACGAATAATTCCAGAAAGTAAAAAGGCTCGTAAAATAAAGATTAATACCAAGAAGGAATTCTTAAAGGGTTAATCTATAATCAATCTGGGAGGCGCAATGCCTCCCATCTATAAAATGGAAACTATATAATGAAAACTATACCTAACGTAACTTTTAAAGTAAGAACCAGAAATGTTGATAGTGGAGAGTTCGATTGGACCCATCCTACAACGGAAGACTATTTTAAAAATAAAAGAGTAGTTGTTTTTTCTCTACCCGGCGCATTTACCCCAACCTGTTCAAATAATCAAGTCCCAGGATTTGATGTGTTACACGATCAGATCGTAGCGCAAGGCGTTGACGAGGTTTATTGTATTGCTTGTAACGATACATTCGTTATGAATGCTTGGGCAGAAGATCTAAGAGTAAAGAATGTTAAATTTATTCCAGATGGATCTTGTGAATTTACAGCAGGAATGGATATGTTAGTCGCAAAAGATAATCTTGGTTTTGGTAAAAGATCTTGGAGATATGCTATGGTTGTAGACGATGGTACTGTTGAAAGGATGTTTAGTGAACCTGGTCAAGAAGACGATTGCCAATCAGATCCCTATGCAGAAACCGCTCCTGAAAAAGTACTTGAGTATTTGAAAGGGAAAGTTTAATAAAACAATCTCCGTGGTAGTAACAGCCGCCGAGCCGTTTTTGGGAACTCTTAGGAGTTCCTTTTTTATGCCATTTGACCAGTCGGTAAACCAGTTCCACCGGCCCATCTTCCGCCAGGACCGCCAACAACAACAGCATTAGTACTATTCTGTGAAGATACTCGATTATCAGAAGTCGTCTTGTACATGGTATCTCCACCTTTAGTATTATAAATAT